GAGAAGCATCCTCAATTAACTCCTCCAAAAGTTTCAACTGATCCAGAGGCTATTAGGAACGCTAGACCAGACAATGATGATGATTTTACTGTTTTTGTTGTTTATACTAATGTAGGTTTAGGTTTAATTGGAACTAAAATAGAAACTTTTGAAGCTACTGCAAGTTTAGGTAGCGTAACAGTGAGTATTACATAATGAGTTATACATATACAACATTAAGAAATGCTATAAAAGATTACACTGAAAATTCAGAAACTACTTTTGTAAATAATATTCCTGAATATATTAAGTCAGCAGAAGAAAGAATGCTAAAGTCTGTGGATTTAGAAGTTTTTCGTAAAAATGTTACAGGAACAACAACGTCTTCAAATCAATTTTTAGCAGTTCCTGATGATTATTTAGCTTCTTTTAGTTTGTCAATTACAAACTCTGGCTCAAAAGTATTTTTATTGCAAAAAGATGTTAATTATCTACAACAATTTAATCCAAATCCTAGTACAACAGGAACTCCAAAGTATTACGCTATTTTTGATTTTAATAATTTTCTTTTAGCTCCTACCCCTGATGCTTCATATTCAGCAGAGCTACATTACTATTATAGACCTGCAAGTCTAACAGCAAGTGTAACAGAACTTGTAGTAAGTAGTGTGTCTGGTACTTTTACAACTTCAGACGTTTTAACGGGTGGAACTAGTGGAGCTATTTCACAGCTTAATACTATCCAGACTTCTACTAAATTTGATGTCGTTATACCGCCTATAGATTTTACTGTTGGTGAAACACTAACTGGAAGTTCAAGTGGAGCTACAGGAGTCGTTGTTTCTACGACTGTGGATTCAGCTCAAACATGGTTAAGTGAGAATGCTCCCAATGCTATGTTGTATGGATCTTTATTAGAAGCCTACACTTTTATGAAGGGTGAGGCAGATGTTATGAAACTTTATAATGATAGATTTTTAGAGTCTCTATCAAGGTTAAAAGATTACGCAGAAGCAAGAGAAAACTCAGATGCTTATCGTAGAGGATTACCACAAAGAGCAAGAACATGAACGTAGCTATAGTAGGACTTGGATCAAGCTATTCAGATTTTATTGCAGCTCGTGTTGCATCTAAGAAATTTGATGAAATTTGGGGTATAAACTGTATTGGTGGTATTATTCATGTTGATAAAACATTTATGTTAGATCCTGTGTCAAGATTTTTAGATACAGAAAATGCTGGATCGCAAACTGATATAGCTAGAGACTTTTTAAAAAAAAATAAAAACCCAATAATTACATGTGAATTAGATAAAAGAGTTAAGAACTTAGAGCTTTATCCATTAGAAGAAATTGCTAAAGATTTAGGAATTTGTTATTTTAACAATACAGTTGCCTATGCTATGGCTTATGCAATATGGAAAAAGGCTGAAAAAATATTTTTATATGGAATAGATTACACATATAGAAATGTTAATATAGCAGAGGCTGGAAGAGCTTGTTGTGAATTTTGGTGTGCTATAGCTATATCTAAAGGTATAAAATTAGAGATAGCACAAAATTCAGGGTTGTTAGATACTAATGTTCCTGATAATGAAAAATTATATGGCTATCATAGATTGGTTGATCCTTTGGTTCAAACAATAGATAATGGTAGTTTATTAATAACAAAACAGTCACAAATACTTCCTCCAGAACCTTTGGAAAGTAATCCAATTATATTTGGGAGACACGATAATGTTTGATTTAAGTGTAGCAGAAGTTGGTGCTGTAAATGTTGTAACATCTGATAATGGTGGTTTATCAAATGACCAGATAGCAGAAATGGCTACAAATAAGATTGTCTATGTATCTGATTCAGCTCCTCCGCCTATTAAGGAGCAAGCTCATGTATTTTCTGATAAAGTTCATAATATACTTAGGTATTATGTTGATTTAGCCAGGAGAGAGGAACGAGCTACAATCGTTCAAACAATAAAAGAAGCTGGTCATCCCGACTTAGCAAACATAATAAGGAGATTATAATGGCTATAGCACAGGCAATGTGTAGTTCTTTTAAAAAAGAACTTTTAGAAGCAACTCATAATTTTGCAACAGGAGGCAACGCTTTTAAGTTAGCTTTATTTGCAGAAGGTAGTGGTGGGAAATCAAGTACAACTGCGACATTAGGAGCTGCATCAACTATTCTTGTAACAACTGGAGAAGTTGCTTCAAGTGGTTCATACGTTACAGGTGGTGCTGCTTTAACAAAAGTTGGAGCAACTCTTTCTGGAACAACAGGCATTACTGATTTTGCAGATTTAAGTTTTACAACAGCAAGCATTACGGCAATGGGAGCTTTGATTTATAACGCTACTAATGGGAATAAAGCAGTCGCTGTGTTAGATTTTACAAGTAATAAAACAGCAACATCTGGAACATTTACAATTCAGTTTCCAACTGCTGATGCAAGTAACGCTATTATAAGAATTGCTTAATCGAACAATTGTGAGGTAGTTTATGTCTAGCGTTTCAGGTTGGGGTCGTGGTAACTGGAATGAAGGAATTTGGGATAGCAATTTACCGATTGCTGTAACAGGAGTCGCTGCGACTAGTGCTGTTGGATCAGTTGTTGTCATACCATCCATAGAAGTATTGGTAACAAATGTTATTGCCACTGGAGCAGTAGGAGCTGTAACTCTTGAATCTAAGTACGCAGTTTCTGGAGTGGTTGGTACTTCTGCTGTAGGCTCAGAGAGCGTTACAGCTAGTGCTTTAGTTTCTGTAACAGGAGTAAATGCCTCTACTTCTACAGATAATGTAACATTAGAATCAAAGTATTCAGTAACAGGCTTGTCAGCGACAGCAAATTTAGGTAAGGTGTTGGTATATGGAGTAATAGGTCCTAGTCAAACACCAAATTGGGTTGAATCCTCTATAGATGCGAATAGTTGGGTTTCGACATCACCAAGTCAAGAACCAGATTGGTCTGATATAGCTGCGTAGGAGAAAAAATGGCTAGTTCATTTTCAACAAATTTAGGTGTAGAAGTAATGGCTTCTGGCGAAAAGTCAGGTGCTTGGGGCGATATTACTAATTTAAATTTAAATATTCTTGATAGAGTTGTCTCTTATGGTGAGCTAACGGCTAGTGATTTAACAACAACTTTAACTATTAGATTAGCTTCTCCCACTTCTGGATCAAGCAATGTGCAAACAGGAATGTTTACTGTTATTCTTTTAAATGATAGTGGTTCTGATTTAGGTGGCACAAATGTTGTTACCATTGCTCCAAACTCATCTTCAAGATTTTTTATAATAAAAAATAGTTTATCAGGCTTGAGGTCAGCCCAGATAAAACAAGGAACAGGAACTACAGTCACCATAGCAAATGGTAATACAGACTTAGTTTTTTGTGATGGAGCAGGGTCTGGAGGTGCTGTAACAAGCGTTGGTGACTCTTTACAATTAACTAATAACACGGCAATTGCTGGAACAGCGACTGCTCTAAGTATTGCTTTGGGATAATTAAAGGAGAACAACAATGGCAAATGAAGTAAGTGTATCAATTCAAGCAACTATGTTACCCGATGAGTTAGCAAAAACATTTTCAGGAAGCATGAGTCTTGCCCCCGTAGATGCAAACGATAAATGGTATTATAAAAAAACAGCCGTCACAACGACATCTGCTGATTTAATTGCAGGAGCTTTTCTTGATTATACAGCCGTAGATCAAGATACTGCACCAACAGCCGTAGCGTCTGGAGATAAAATTTTATTTTTATTCGTTCAGAATCTTTCTTCAGCCGATGGTATAATGCTTTCTATTGATGCAGGAGCTGCCGCAAATGATTTAGCTGACGGTATTTTTATAGGTGCTTCAGAAACATGGTTTGGAAAACTTCCAAATGTAACTGTTGCTGATTTACACGCTATATCTTCTGATGTAGGTGGTGTTGGTGATGCTACTGCTAATGCTATAGTAATTGCTTTACTTGATGATGTAGGTTAGGAGATTAGGGAATGGCTAATACTTTTAAAAATGAAGTTTTTAGTGGAGCAAACACTAATGCTTCTACTGATATGGCAGTTTACACTGCTCCAACCAGCACAACAACAGTTGTTATTGGCTTAACCCTAGCAAACATATCAGCAAGTCAAATATTAGTGGATATTAAGTTAAATGCTGGAACTGTAGTTTTTCTTGCAAAAGCAATACCTATTCCTAGTGGGGGTAGTTTTGAATACATGAGTGGAAACAAAATTGTTATGGAAGCAACTCATAGTTTAATTGTAAAATCTGATACAGCAAATAGTCTTGATACCGTAGCGAGTATAATGGAGATAACCTAATGCCTTTTCTTGGAAATTCGCCACCTAGAAACTTTGAAAGTTTACCAAGTGTGCAAGAATTTAGCGGTGACGGTAGTGTTACTGTTTTCACTTTAACAACTTCTGTTAGCTCTTCTCAAAGTATTTTAGTTTCAGTAGACGGTGTTATTCAAGAAGCTGGAGATTCTTATACCGTTACTAGTGGCACAACTTTAACTTTTAGTGGCGCACCTTCTAGTAATTCTGGAAATAATATCTTTGTTGTTTACTTAGGAAAAACAGCAACAACAATAACTCCAGCCCTTGAAAATAAAGGAACTTTTAAAGCTGGTAGTATTTTTCGTACTAATATCCAAACTTTATCAACAAGTGTAACAATACTAGCTTCAGAAAATGCACAGGTTACAGGTCCACTTACAGTAGCATCTGGTATAACGGTCACAGTTGAAGACGGTGGGAGGTTTGTAGTAACATGAGTGTAATTAAAGTAGATGCTATACAAACTACTGGTGGTGCATCAGAGATATCCATTGATAAACTAAAGGGTGTAACTGCCATAGGTAATATACTTGTGGTAGGAGAAGGCGGCACAAACACTATTCATTTACAACAAGGGTTGGCAAAGTGTTGGGTGTTTTTGCAGAGCAATGGTACATCAATATCAGATTCATTTAATGTAACAACCAATACAGATGTTGGTAGAGGCGATTATACTATAACAATAGCCAATAATATGGCTAGTGATAATTTTGTTTGTTCTATTGTATCAGGTAGTCACGCAACTTCTTATAATGGTGCTGGAGATGGAGATACACTTAGTACAACAGTCTTTGATATTAGAGGTGCAAATGCTGGAGAAAGTGCAACACTAGATCTTCCCAATACCAATGGAGTAGTTCATGGGACCCTCGCATAATGTTATTCGGTGGTCTTCCATTTGCAACACAAGGGTTTAATGATCTAAACATATTGGTTAGAGAGCATTGGAGAGATGTTGCAATCGTGAATCCCGAAACGTGGACGAATGTTTCTCCTGTTGGAGCAGAGACATGGACAAATATATCACCATCTGGGGATGAGAGTTGGGTTGATATAAGCACAAGAATCATATAGGATGTAAACATGGCAAGTTCGTACACAGCAAATACAGGTATAGAGAAAATAGGTTCTGGTGAACAAGCTGGAACCTGGGGAACGACTACCAACACAAACTTTGATATCATTGATGATTCTTTGAATGGTGTTTTGACTATAACAGTAACTGGTGCTACTACTTTAACAACATCGGATGGTGCACTTTCTAATGGACATCATAAAGTTATAATTTTAGCCGGCACTCCTTCAAGTGCTTTTAACTTAACAATAGCCCCTAATGATGTTCAAAAATATTATTTTATTAAAAACGGAACAGGGCAAACTGCCACAGTATTACAAGGTGGTGGTTCGGGAGATACTGTTGCATTAGCAAATGGTGCTGGTGGTATTGTTTTTGCCGATGGAGCGGGTGCAAATGCGAATGTTGCTACTATATCTACCGATGTTCTTGGAGATACAACTCCACAATTAGGTGGTAACTTAGACGCTAATGGCAAGAATATAAACTTTGGCGATGCAGCAACAGCAGGTAGTGACGATACATTACAGTTTGGTGCTTCTCAAGATCTAAAAATATTTCATGATGGTAGCAATAGCATAATAAGAGATAGTGGTACTGGGAATTTACAACTTTCTGGTAGTCAAGTTGATATAAAGGGTGGAGCCGATGAAGGCGAAACAATGGCAACTTTTGTGGATAATGGTGCCGCAACTCTTTTTCATGACAACACCGCTAGACTAGCAACAACAAGTGCTGGAGTTGAAGTAACGGGTACAGTAACTATTGGTAGTGCTGTTGTAACTGAAGCTCAACTAGAAATATTAGATGGTGCTACTGTAACAACGACTGAACTGAACTTAATGGATGGTGGTTCAACTGTTGGAACGACTGCCGTTGCAGCAGGTGATGGTATTGTAACCAATGATGGCGGTACAATGAGACAGACGACTGCCGCAACTTTTGCAACATACTTTAATGCAAACGCATATGCCGCACCATCTGCAATTTCATCATCATCAACATTAACTCCTGGTGTAGCACAATCAATCTATCAAAGGGTAGATACATCTAGTGCAAATATTACAGTAACAGTTGCTGTTGGTAGTTTAGGAATTGGACAATTTATTGTCCTTGATAAAACATCAACTAACAACAACATGACTTTATCATGGGCAAATAACTCACAAGGGGTATCATTAGGAGCGGATGTGGATATAGCTGTTGGTTTCTATAATGGTGTAGCTTTTTCATTTATTGAAACAATAAAATCATAGGGTCAACATGATACCTTTACTTCCAAATATCGGATACGCAGAGATAGATTCAGCAGGAACCATCAATGATGAAATGGGTTCTGCAAAAAGTAAGCTACCCATACAATTTTTTAGGTTAACCGAAAATATTACTGGCAACTTAACTATTGCAAATGATTCATCGCACAAAAAAATAATTATAGACACTAATGGAAAGACCATTATTAATTCTTCTGGATCTCCGTTAACAAGTAACTCTGATATTAATGTAGAAGTAAAAGGAAGTGGTAATATACAATCAACTTTAAAAACATTTACTTCAGCGGTTGCTTCTACAAGTAATGCAGGAACCACCACAATAAGTGAGGCGGATAATTCAACAGTTGTTATTGACAGTGATTTTACTTTTGATACAGATTTAACAAGTTTTGGTGGTCAACAAACTAGTGGAAACGGTGTGGACAATATGTTTAATACCACATTTGGAGTATACTTTGGTGGAAGACTTCTAACCAATGTAAATACGGCTGCATTTAGAATGCAATTTAACGATGCTTTTGTTGAAGACAATCCTAAAGGGGGTGGCTTGATTGTTGGTCCTGGTGGAGGTGGTCAAGCAAATTATACATCAAATGCAGGAAGAACCGTTAGCCCAGTAACTCCTAGTTCAAACACCGTGTCAAATGGTTTTAGAACTATGGTTTGGACAAACGCAGGTTTTGATCCAAGAAAGGGAGGTAACTACACTATAACAATGTTACTTGATAGTAGTGATAGAGCACGAGTTGTAATAAGTGCTTCTAATGACTCTAGATTTATATTACCTAATGGCGGAGTAGTACCTAATGCAGTAACAACTAATGGTAGAAGAATTACATTCACAAATAAATTAGCCGTTTCTTGTGTCCTTACAGGGGCTGATCCGTTTGACTCTGTGACAGTTTCAGCAGGGGCAAGTTCAACAGCTAATATTAGTGCAGCAGATGGATCTTATGATATAACAGGTACTATTTCTGGTAACGATGGTAGCAGTCAACCTTTTGCATTGGCTGCTGTTAATAATGGTTCTGGTAATTTAACAACCAGTGCTTACACAGGTACTTTTTCA